GAAAGAAATTCTGTTCTGGTGATTCTGTTCGTAAAATATTAAATTGATTGCTTTTAATTGGAACAAAATTTTGATCCAGAATCATACCTTTGTTAGGTAGGTTAGAAATTTCGTCTACCATTGATCCGTTGGATGAGAAGCTCAGTTTAGCAGCCATTGGATTCAATACCAATAATGTGCCAGAATCCCAGCCTTGCTGTGCCCAATATAAAAATTCACGAACGCTCAGAGTCCAATTTCTTGGTAATCCCAAATCTGGATCTACCGTAGTAAATAAGAACCCGCTGGCTGTTAGCTGTCTTTCGTAACTGATCAAAAAGTCTGCCAATTGTTGTGGCGTTGCAAACGTTGCCCCATAAGGAATTGAAGTTACTGTTGTGCTGCTAGATTGATAAATCTTAACTGATAAATTGTTAACTGTAACTACCGCAGGGGCACTAGTATTAACTACGCTGGGTAATATATCAAAAAATGGTTGGTTGATGTTGTACCCAGACACGCTGTATCCAGCCTGTGTTTTTTCAACAATAACTGCGCTATAGGTAACGGTAGTAACTGGAACAGATTTCCCGAGATAAACATCATAATTGTTATCTGGTAGCACTACGCTTGAATTGGTACTACCCGGACTTGTTTGCTCTGCAGAAACTGTAAGTATGTTTTTGTCTGTGAATCCTGCGGTTTTATATGCCAAGTTAACATTTAAGTTTTGTAGATAAGAATTGATTTTAACCACAGGATCAATTCCTAGATTTTTTAAATAATCTCCAATCCAGTTAACATATCCGCTGGTACGCAACACAGTACCCGGTACAGTGGTAGTATCACCGTTTACTCTAAGAGCTGACGGAGTTACTTTTTTATTGTCTATATTAGAAAATTGCCCTGTTATTGCATTTTCAAAGAAACGACTTGTATCTATTTGTGTAGCAAAATACTCTGCAGGTCTAGCCAATGATAATGCTAATTGTAAAGCATAAGGAAAATCGCTGCTGCGTCTCCACGCTACTTCGCTAGGAGATTGTTCACCCACACTAAAGTTGCTTGACGCACTTGTTATGTTATATTGCTTAACTAAATTTGCATCAGTTGGCGATAATAAATTACCAGCTGCATCAGTTGGTATAAAATCTTTAAGATTGGGTCTAACAAATCTAGCATCAGTATACGACTGCCCATTGTTCCACACATAGCCAGCAGCTAAATCGTCCCATAGTGTAGTGTTTCCATTTGTATATGGACCGGGGCCGTAACGATCTTCCCACCAACTTGGCTCAATGTCAAATCCTAACATTTTCCAAGGAGTTGTATTTGGTGTATCTGTGTCAAACCAATATTGATAAATTGCTCTCCAGGATCCTTGTAAGAATGATCCGTCAACTATATCAACAAATTTATTGTAGTTCCAGGTCCAGGAATCATTGGCATCATACCATTCATTGTTGGTGTAATCAATATTGTTTACGCCAACCCAGTTTAAAAAGTTTTGGCTTAACAATTGATTCCATTCGTTCAATGAGTAGTCAGTTGTTCTAAATCTACCTGGTATAACATCTTCTGGATCTATTATATTGTTTTCGTAGTTGGACTTAATATTATTATAAATTCTACGTTCAATTTCTAATAGATAGTCGTCGCGGAAATCACCAAACGCAGGTGTCAATGATCCATCGTGACCACGTATTACATCTATGGGAGTTCTATAACTATCATCTGTGTAAATCTCAGGAGAGAACTTTGAGTATAACCCCAACTTGGTTGGAGTCTCAGGTATATAATTACCGTCAGTGTTGGCGTAGTCTCGTATGACTAAGGTGTCCCCAAAAGTCAATTGTTTTAATATAGTAACTGCCGGCACAGTTGAACTAAAGGTATAATCAACACCTTTGGTCAATTGCGAACCGTTATGGTATACTAATACTGCACGATTTCCCAGTGCTGTGTCGTCAAATATTGACGAAATTTCGTACTGAGTCTGTCTAGCATTTAAAATGCTGTAGGATATCGAAGTGTACTCTGATCCGTAAGGGACCATATCGCTGTAATACCAAGGAAAGCTGCTGTTTTTTACCGAGTTGATACTAGATAGAATTAAATCAACCCCTGTTACAGGATCATTATAATCTAATGTAGTCAGTGTTACGCAGGCCTGTAAAAACTTATTTTTAAAGCGTTGATATTCTTTACGTGCCAAAGATATACCGTCAACAAAATTTAATTGTTGATCATTTAAAAAAGTCATTGCATACAGCAGAGGTCCGCTATGTTGCAATAGTGTACCACCTTGTGCTTTTACATATTGGTCCTGAATTGGTATATCGTTGTTAGATGTATTTTCAATTAATTTATTGTAATGAGTACGTATTTGTCCGAGTGTAATAGTGTCAAAAGTTTCATTAAGTGGATTATAATCTAAGTTTTCAGGAACAACATAGTATCCTGTTTTGCTAATGGTGTTGCTGTATACCGCCACATCTATCTTGGCACCAATATTAGGTAACGTGGTTAGTAATACAACATCATAAATTCCCACTTTAGTAACAGTATAATCAGTGTCGGGGTCAAGTAATGCATTATCTAAGAAGACTTTGATGTAGGGAACGGTTGCTTGATCCACAGGCAATATATCTATTTGCACAAACGCATATTGTTGACCGGAGACTGTTACCACTAGCCCGTCATAAAACTTTGAGAACATTTGGTACTGATCGCTTATTTCTACGCTGTTGACCCAATTGTTAAGTTTTACAGAGGTAGTTAATCCTGAGTTTTTAACTATATAACCAGTACTGCATTTAACTGGTGCAGAAGCTCCTGTGTAAGTAAAAGACTCTACATCGTAATAGTTCTTAAAGACTATATCGCCAATGTTATTAAAGTTCTGATACTTTAACGGAAACCCCAGTAGTAGGTCATTATTGCCTGTGCCTACATCGTAACCAAAGAACTTTGTGCCTGTAAAAGTTGAAGCAGGATAAACGGTAGTATCTGAAAAACTATACCCATCTGTGTCTACTAGATCAAACAATGGAGCTTGATTAAATGCTGTTTTATTTTGGCATTCACTCCACTCAGTTCCATCAAAGTAAAAAGTTTTATTTGCATACGTGCCTTGTGTTACTAGTACATTTTCGTAAGGCAGCACCGGATCATCAGTTGTTTCAATCAGTCTGATAAAAAACTGATTATTAATTGTTTGTACATCCACTAGCCAAATTTTATTTGTGACATTAACATCGTAATCGTTAGCAAAAACAATTCGCTGCCCAGTTACTAGTTTGATGCCTTGTATGTACGCTTCAATTTGCCCAGCATATTCATTGAAAGCATCAGTTGCTGTAAATACAATCAGATTGATATTGTCTTTGGCCGACTTACCAAAATTAAACAATTGTAGGCTTGATTCAAATTCAATGATAGGACGCCGTCCTGCAATATTGGGTCCATAGTCTACTTCTGTTTTATTGTATTCAGCGACAGCATTTAATACATCAACGTGGAACCAACGATTTGTGCGGCTCCAAGGATTATGATCTTGACTGGTACGGTTAACAGTAATATAGTCCGCTGTTGTTTCTATTAGAGATGTGAAAGCTGCGGGCACAGTCAGCTGACTGACTGCAATCAATTGAATTGAGGTACCCACACCTTCTACATACCACTGACTGTTGGCATAGGAGCTAGGAACAACCAAGCTGTCAAATTGGATTTTTAGTCCATTGGTGAATTTTATACCGTTTGGACTAGTATATCCTATTTTACCAAGTATATCGCTGTTTACATCAATCGGCACACTGGCATTGTCGACTATTTTAATTTGACCCACAAATCCTGGATTTGCACTGTCTTGATAAAATAGATAATTTAACGGCGCTGTTATTACCGGAACAATATTGTACTGTTCGTTGTTGTTTAACCAAAATTGTGTGCTGGCATAAAGTGTGCCCGATTTAACAAAAACTTTTTCTTTAATTCCAACTGCGTCAATTGGTACTAGTTGTATTAGATAGTCAGTTGTACCGACAGGGCTTAGTGTAATCTTCCAGCTGCCTCGACGATACTGTGTCGGTGCTATGCCAGGTAAGTATCCGCCCGAGTCAAATGGCATAACGTTATTAAATCCGTTGGTGTCAAATGTTCCTTCTGCTGTCCACAAGTCGTCATCGACATCTGAGTTGATAAAAATTATAGTTTTGTTTTGTAGTTGTGCATTAAGCCCGTCAATGCCTTCTGGAAATTCTCTCAAGAATTGGCTGAGCAATCTATTTTGTATCTGACTATAACTAAAAGTTGCTGCTGCATCAACCTGCGTAGCAATTGGCATTCTTACATAAAAATCTTGTGCAGTTGCTAATGGTACATTGAATGTTACCGCACCGCTATCTGTACCATTGTTTTTAACTCCAAATATTTCTCTTGTGCCCACTGTGGAGATGTTGGAATCTACTCCCGAAGTACCTACTTCATTTTGTAGCCAAAACTTAAAGCCTGGCTGATCTACTGTAAATGTGTAACGACCACCTCGTGCTAGTGTTAGTTGTGTATTTGGGTGCGGGCCCACACCGCTAAATGTATACCCGCCTACGTTAGTATTGCGTGTTACTACATAGTCTGCTCTTAGAGGAGTATCCCCTGCTGTGACTGATACTGCGGCTGTTCCGTTTGGTAACCAATAATAGTTGTTATAGTTTACAAACTTGTCGTAATCTGTATGGCTGTCGTAGTTGTAGGAGTTAGTTCTAAATAGTCGTTGTTGATTGTCCGACTTACCATTATAATTTTCAACGTTCTGTAACAAATCAGCGTAGGTAGTATTAAAGATTATATCAGCATCTTGATTGCGAATTACAACACTGGGCTCAAGTTGATACTTTGTGCGTTGCTGTGTTGGCTCAGGTATGTAATTATCCCCTTGCTTGTATGTGGGTGCGAAAGTTCTACCAATGTATCCATTGATCGGCACATTAAAAGAATCTGTCACTAGCTGATCTAGTGTGCTTCCAAAAAATCGTTGGTTAGTGTCGGATCTAAATACTTCAGGTAAAAAATTTAGGGTGCTAATTAATGCCATTAGTATGTTCCTACTAGGTTGTTGCCAAGATTAAGTTGTGCTGCGGTTACTGCACCAATGATGTCAATGTCGTTAACTGTTGCTGCACTGGTGATAATTTCCCAAGGTTCGCTGTTGATTTGAAAGTAATTACCAAATACTAAACTATCGCTAGCTGGTACAATTAAAATACTAGCTATGTTAGGAGCCAATGTTGAGTGCAGGTATGCTGATAACTCTGAAAAATAGAATGTATCACCAAAATCCCAGTTGCCAACATCAAAGTATCTATTGATTGCTGAAATAACTTGACTCTTTATTTCGTTATCGGTTATATTGACTGCTGGATTTTTCACTACCTGAAAACGTGCCTGTAATGAAGGGTCTGCTTTTGCGCCGAACAATGGTTTAAATTTGGCAGGATTATAGACTATGCTATCGCTAACAGTTTTGTAGTTATCTAACTCGCTGTAGTCAATTTCCAATGTACTTGAAGTAGGCGGAGTTGGCTGTGTTAGTGTACCAGTTAAATCTCTAAGCCAAGCAGCATATGTTCTAGTATACTCCGAAGTTAGAATATACAAATCAATGATGTTAATAGGCGTTGGATCAATTCTATTACGGCTAGGAGAATTGTGTTTGTATCTAAAATACAAATTGTCTCGGCTAGTGCTCGAACCAGCAGTGGTTGTATATAGATCGGGATCGTCCGGAACTCCCTCAAGGTGTGAACTTGGGGATTTAACTAATATTTTACTGTCGTCGACATATCCATCCACTGCTGTAATTATATCGTAAACTTGCCAAATTACATCAGTGTCCATTGGTTGTGCGCCACCGGGCTTGGTATTAATTTTTAATAGTTTAATCGAATCTGTTATGTTCTCACCGCTCAACGAATCATAAACTTTAACAGTTGGATCGTAGTAGAATTTAGTCGATCCGGTACTGGAGAAAGTGTATGCCAGTGTCTTGTACTCGATATTATATAGCCCTTGATTGTAATTAAACTTCATCAACCATCCAGAATCTGGTGTTGTGCCAATGTTCGACGGTGGTATGTTTTTCCATACCTGATTTACTTGATCGTATGTTAATCCAAAATTAGTTTTTGCTGCAATCTGACTAACCATTGTGCTAATTAAACTGCTGGATAGATCATTTTTATATGTAGGAATAATACTTGAATTTCCCAATAGCCCAGGGCCAGTTATAACAGCTCCAGTGGGCACTACATTAGCAAATCTAATTAAGTTTGGTGTGGTTGGATCAGTTGCTGCAACTACACCAGCGACCGCTGAGTAAAAAGTTGAGCTGTTGCTGGTGAACTGCACCGTGGCACCGGGTGCAATATATTGAAGGTTACCAGTTACTCCTGTGCCTACTTGCAAGGTATTTCCAGCATACTGTAAGTAGCCACTGCTGCTGACTGTGCTATTTGCTGTTTGAAAAAACGTTACATTGGCATAAGGACTATTATAACGTTGGTAATTAGCATAATAATAATTACGCATACCAGTTGAATTGATTGCTGGAATTACATCATTATAAATTGCATTATAAATGTCGTTAGAAGTCAAAAAGTCAAAATTCAATGACCTGGCAGCGGTATTTGCTGTAATAGTGCCATCTTCGCCAAATATGTTTGTGCTACTATAGCTCTTGGTTGGGTCCAATGAATCTAAATATAAACTAATTCCTGAACTAGTTCTGTTGACTGCTTTAACTTTTTGTATGCTGGTAAATGTAGTCAGCGGAAGAATATTATAATCCTCACCGGTAATCATACGATTTTGTGTATAGTACTGTTGCGGTGCATACGACTTAATAGAATTCAATGATTGAGTTGATGTAGCATTAGTAACAGTATATTTCAAACTAGCAGTAACAGTTAATGTTTCTACTGTGTTTTTAGAACTGATATAGCTGAATGCCACACTAACTGATGACATATCATCTGGCGTTACGCTATAGTTTGCACCTGTGTTGGTACGGTAATAGAATCTGAAGTTTCCCTGAGGAATATTACTAAAGCTACCGTCGCCAAATACTAATCCAACTTGATCGTTGCTTAACGAATTAATTTGGTATAAGTTTTTATTTGATTCTTGATTGTAAATTACGTTGACACCGGTTAATGCAGGAACTGCGCCCCATAGTGTTTGCGTTGAGTTATTTGGGCCAAGTTGGTATAACCAATGGTCATTGTTGTTGATATTATTTGTAGCTATTTGTACAAAGTTATTTGGGATAGCATTTTGAAAATTAATATCTGTTGCCTGCAGATTGCCTTGTTTAAAATACAAGAACATACCAGTATCATTACTACCGTTACCGTTGTTATCATTTCTGTATAAAATGTTAAATCTACCCGATACAGTTGGATCAACTTCGTATATGTAACTTTGCCCAACAGATGTTGCACTAACTGCTTCAAATGGTAAAGTAGTTGACAATAGATTTACGTTAAACTTGGCCACTGGCAAGCTGTTTGGATTTAGTCTTATACTGTATTCATCTGTTTGAATACCGTTTAATACTTGGCTATTACCGGGCTTGCCCAGTGCTTGTCTAGAAACCAGTGCAGAATTAATAATTGTAGTAAACTGCTCTAACCAATTATCGTTAGTAAGATCGTTCCAATTAACTGTAACACCTGACAGGTTAATTCCGCTGCTGTCAGTTATAGTTTCTGTTGTTTGCACTGAATCAATTTTTACTAATCCAGTTGCACTGCTGCTGCGAGTTGGATTGTAACTTAGCATACGGGATAGCTTTAAAATACTATCTCTGCGCTGTGCTGTGTCTAAGAAGTTTTCCCGTGCATTTAAATCTGAGCGGAAAGAAAGGCTTTGCCCCAGGAATGCAATACAATCAATTAGGGCCAAATATTCAGAGCTTTCAATGAAATCATTGAATGTTTCTGGATAATATGTCTTAATGTACTCAATCATACTATTACGAAGTGTTTCAAAATCGTAACTGGTAAAATCAGCATTGCTGAAAGATTGGTATACTTTTGTCCAGTCCTGTTCGACTAGTAAGTTAGTTTGACGAGTAGTTTGTGCCATATGTGTTTACCTATATCATATATTTATTTAGGTAAATTATATGGTCAGTTAATATGATGATGTTAGGGATCTTGTGGTTTGATCAAACAATAAGTTGAAAGTTTCAGACTGATCTGTTGGTACATAAGTCAAACTTATTTGTATTTGTAAGCCGTTTGTTTGTTCCGTAATTGATACCGATTCTACTGCAAGTCGGGGATCATAACGAACTATACGTTTGACATCGTCTGATATAATCTGTTGGGAATCATCATCCAATGGTTCGAATAACATATCCCATATAATCGTGCCAAAATCAGGATTCATTAATCGAGAACCCTTTCTAGTATTAAAGTAGTTAAATAGATCCTGTTTAGCCAGAGCATAATCCTCTAAGCTGTACTTTTTCTTGTTAACTAGTGTGCTAAAACCTCTGTATGTTGCCATATATGTATTTATTTTAAATTAGTGTTTGTAGAGCATATCTACCACTGTTAAAGTTTGCAATTCCGTTGCCTTTGTTGAAAAATCTCCAGGCATATGCGCCTGTTCCCGACGGGTTATTCCTATTAGGCTTTTTACCTACACCCAAATCCCAAGCAACGTATACCATTCCGGCTGCAACATCATTGGTGTCGGTATTTTTAATAGCCCCAATATTTTGTAATTCCAAGTAAAGATCGTTTATTCTTTGATATGCCAAGTGATCTTGCACTACCTGAGCTATCAGAAACGTATCTATATCCGGCACATCATAGAAGTAATAAGCATAAGAATTGGTATTATTTCTAATGTATGTGGGTTGCCAGGTGTTACGATAGTTAACTGCATCAGTTCCATATTGATTGATTGCACCGGCTATCAATAGTCCATAACTTTCTAACTGTGCAGGTGTAATTTGATAGTAGCCAAGCTCATCATTTGCCCCAATCTTAGACAAGTTCCAGCCGCTTTTGTCGTAGGCAATTTGCGATTGTAAGCTTTGTAATTGCAAATTAGTCAAAGTACCAATATTGGCCCATGACGGCGGTAGTGTAGGTACGTCGGGGCGACCTAGCCAGCTGATTGGCATAGGGTTAGGAATAGCTTGTCCCACTGCATTTAGAAATCCAAGATCTTGTAACATATTATGGGAATCCAGAGCTGGCTATACTAGATGCTGCCGAGGCACCACTTGCAAAATTACTAACAGCATTACTTATACCAACTCCTAATAATGCTAGAGAACCACCAAGTACTATATTTTTAAGAGCATTATTGCCAGAGCCGTTTGGACCAGGGCGGGTGCCGTCTGAGTTTTGCCATGGTTCGTGGCCAGGTACCACAGTACAGGTACTGGCCACGGCATCATCTTGCAGTTCCCAGCGTGTGCCACTGAATTGCACATCCGGGAAATCTTTAGGCATAGTCGGTATCACAGGGATTGGTATTGGAGGTTTGCCGCTGTTTAGTTTCAGCATACCCAATCCAACAATGCTGGTGATACTAGGCGAACCAATGGTCAATGGGCCGCCTGACGATATTGTTGTTGTTGCCATACCAGTGATACTTAAAAATCCATTGGTCTTTAGAGAGGCTCCAGTCATACCCGAAATACCAACAGATGCTAAACTAGATATGTTTACACCCTTTGACCCTTGTATGTTTACTGCTCCGCCGCTGTGTATGTTTACTAACGTGTCACTATGTAAATTTAATGCCCCCACAGTGCGCAGATTAAATCCTGCATATCCGTACATATTAATCATACCGTTGTTACTAAATTCCATCCAATGGTATCCGCTAGCACTGCCTATATAGAATACTTGCTCAGTATCGTTCATTAATATCTGATGTCCCGCAGATGTGCGCAGTCTAATCAATTGATCTGTTCCGTCGGCGGCTGCCCCATCATCCATAACAAATTGGTGACCACCTTTGCGCATTATAACCTGCTGAGGATTGTCTTTGACTTGATCTGTGGTTGTAGCTTTGCGTCCCGGAGTACTTATACCATATACATTACTAGGACTTTCTCTTAGACTACTTGAACTAATAGAACCGCGAATTTTATCTCTATCTAACCCTTGTCCTATTAACAAAGAACTTTGGTATTCGTGAAAGTATCTGGGTGTTTTTTCCAAGCCGTCGGCATCAAATGCTTTAGGTGATGCTGTACTGGATTCTACCACTGGTAGTATACTGTCAGGTCCCAGGTATGGAGTTACTGGACTGTCTGTGGGTGCTGTAGTATTTTCTGAACCACCGATGTTTCTGGCTAGACCGGGAACCATATGGTGTGTTGGGCTGTCATAAACACAAGCGAACCAATAACCACGATCTCTCGATCCTGCAACAAATGTAACTAAAACTTGGCACCCAATATCAGGAGGTACAAACCACATACCGTAACTTTGACCCACTGTGTTTGCATTATCAGGAAGAAGTTGACTATCTGTTCCGTAGGTTGTTCCATAGAACGGACTTGCATAACTAACTGTAGTTTGCGAATTTGGATCTTCTAGGTCGTCGCCCCAGTCCGGGATATAAACCAGTAGCTGTCCCATCCTTGAACCTTCAACGTGTTTTACTACCGTTGCCACATACGGGCCTGGATCAATTGTGGTGCCGGCTTTTTTACTGTCAGCGGTATATGACGTACTGCCTGCCGACGATCGTTCTGCGTTACTTGCCATTTATGTGTATTCCGTATTTTACTTTAATTTATAGGGTGCCGGCGCTATTCATCTGTTCTTTCGGCTATAGCTGTACTTTGTGCTGGTGCAACAAAATCTGAGTTGATTAGCCTCGACATAGTTAAAACCTGCGTAAATTTACCACTAACAAACTTATTGTCAATATCTCTTATAACATATTGTCCCCCAAACAACGAAGGAGTTACACCAATTGGGGGGTACACTAGCCCTTGACCTGTGATATCTAAGTCCATATCAATTGGGGTATTAATAATCAAACTAATAGGAACCATACCAGTATCAAATCTTATATGCCCGTATTTTTCGGCAAATTCAGCTTGGCTAACTCCGCTTATATTATTATAATTTATTGCATCTACAGGGTCGGGGGTATAAAACCAATCATCTTGTTTTAGTAGTGTAGGGTCGCCAAGTATAGTTAGTTTCACATCAATCATTGCAGCTTCGTTGTATACGCCGCGCCTAATAATATCCATCATTTGTTGTGCGTCAGAACTATCAATGATATTCAATCCAGCAGTGGAGTTTTGGTCGCCACGAACTGCTCTTACTCTACTTTCTGATACTGTACCCACTGCTCTAAATGCCGGGATAAGTGCTTTAAACAGAGACGGTGTTAACATGGGATTGGGCAATAGGCTTTTATATATTGAAAGAGCTGTTGACTTAGAAGCAGTTTGTGCGGCCACTGAATTTGTGTACTTCATGACTGTAACAAAATAGCTAGTATCAAAGTCTATTTTTAAATCAATTACATCACTGTTGCCACCAGTGTACAAATATTCGTATTTTTTAACAGTATGCGGACTAGAATCTACAAACTGCGGCAATGCCGGATGTTCAGTTCTCCAATTATCGTAGGGCCTGATATTAATGATCATTTTTTTAGCGCGGGTGTTACGCAAAGGATCTACATCTCCTATTTCCATCTTAGCTGTAGTTTTAAATGCTTTAAATACCTGAGTTTGAGTAAGACTATTAATTATCGTCGGAGTTGTACCTCCTGCTGGCGTTTGATTTGCCAATGCAATAGATAATTGATCATTGAGATATCTGCTATGCGACATTATTTTTGTAATGATTGACGTAATCTTTGTACCGGCAGGTATGTTAAAAGAAGTTTCCTTAATATTAATTAAATTACTTCCAGGATCACCTCGGCTCAATGATATATTGGTTTCATTGAGTATTTTTGAATCACCTATCACTGGATCAATTTTAAATTCAATTTGATCCGGTATTCCCATAAATCGTTTAGCAACTTGTGTTTTCCAGTAATCATTTAAGTTGGTTGCTAGACTGGTAAAAAATTCATTGACTGTCGACACTCCCTCGACACTGATATCCTTATCCAAGAATCCGTATTCTTTCATATACGACAAGTGAGCATAAGGAGCAAAGGTAACCTTATACTCGGTTCCTTTATTGCTAAGATTTATCTTTACTTGGTTAAGGATTATAGGAAATCTTTTTCTAAATTTTTTATTAACTGGCATCGGCCGACCTGCATCGTCATATCCTTTAAAATCTAACTGAAGTATAAATGGCTGTTCTGTCCAATTTTTAAATTGATATCCGTCGTAACTAGCAGCAACCAATTGATCAATGAATGTAATTCCAATTGGCTCAATTATTGTCATTGACCCTTGTATTAGATTTGTACTTTCTTGAGACAGGCCGCCTGTAGGGCCTGTCTTAAAATTAACTTCTTGTATATTATAATTTAATCCCAGAGTTCCGGGTATGCGTCGATTTGGATACAGCCCACTATCTTCAGCAACCACATAACTTTTTGGGCCAAATTCCCATTCTTGCGCCGTTGATACATCTTTGGCGGCGCCCAGTGTTTTAATTTCATCAACATCAGTCCACCACAAACTCCAGGAGTATGTATACGAAGCAAATCTATGTAATGGATTGGGTACTAAATTCGTAGGTTTTTGTTGTTTTAATTGGCCAGGTACTGAGGTCGCTGGTGGCGCAGTATTTGGTGCCGGCTCTTCGTCAACTGTTAAATCAACTCCACCGGGGTGCATTGGTGCATTTCCGGGTATTGTGATATCGCTAGTAACACTGGTCACTGGCAGAAGCAACGACTGGGCCGATATTCGTCCTGCAGGATCAATGATTTGTTGTGTAGTTGAAGTAGTGGTACCGGATGCTTCTGTAACAACTACTGTGCTGGTTACAAGTTGGCCGCCTGGCCCCAAATCTGGAAGTGGTTGTACTGATTGAGAAAAGGTTGCCACGAATTACAGCCCCAGAGATATTTTTACTACTTCTTTGTTGGGCAAATATATCACCCTCGGGGCAATAAAATCAAACAATGGATCTTTAAGAATATCTGGATTTCTTAAAGTAAATACCCACCAAAGATTAGTATCGCCGTATAAGTCATATGCTAAAAGATCTGGGCGACGGTTATATAATGTATCAATTTGATACAAGGCGTCGCTGGGGTCTGGATTTATTGTTTTACCAGCCCACAGGTCCAAAAATGTGCCCCATAATCCTGTTCCCGAATATAAACTAGTTTTAGAGTATGTAGCTGACATTAAATAAATCCTCCGGGTCCACCGCCTGTGGTCCATTGACCACCTTGGCTAGTTCCATAAACAGTAACTCCGCCATTGGCAAATGGAGAATTAATAAGAGCACCTTTACTAAAGTCCCTGAGACTAAATCCTTGGCTCTGTGAAAGTCTGCTGTATATTGGCTGCAAGGTTAGTGTGATAGTACTCTTTGTTGGTAATCTTGTGCTATTAAGTCTGTAGCTAACTGATTGCGGGTTATATTGTGTTCTAGTAGCTGCTGGCTCCGGTACTTCTATATAGTCTACATCTGCTGGCATAGTGTGTGCAAAAGACGTAACAATACAAGATACATTTGGTAGATAATATTGACCGTAACCATTTAGATAAACGATAGGGGGCGGTGTTCCAGCATCTGGATCTCCACCAAAAAACATTTTTGTAACACTACGGAAAAAGTGTAGTGTTGCCAATAGGTATTGTCCCTCGTTCACATTCTGCACAGTAAATTCGCCGGCAATAGATATAGCCTGTACTGCGCTGCTATCGTAAAAATAATTTGTATAATTGCTATGTGTTAATTTTTGTTCAGAGTAACTGGCCACGTGTGTTACTGTAATGTTTGGGGTGTAGGGAAATACTACACCTATACGTTTTTTTCCGCTTAATCCAACTGTGTTAGTTAAACTATTAACAATTTGTCCACCGAGACTGTCACCAATTTGATTAACCAATGGACTTAATAAGAAGTTATTGGGATCTTTATAAAAATAGTCTGCGCCCGGTGCTAAACTTATACGTACTCGCCAGTCCTGATTGGCATTGGGATACTTTATTTCTGGAGGACTATTTGTACGATCTACATAGCGGAACGCCTGGGATAAAGTTAATCTGCTGCCCGACTGTTCGAGCGTGGATGGCCCAAAAGTAGTGGACTGTGGCGCATAGCCTACTTGGCTCATACGGGGAGTTCCGGAATCTGTTGCTAGGCCAGATCTTAAAGAATTAGGTAGTACAGGCATATGCGTTCCAATTTATATTGTATTTATAGCAAAAATTATATGCTAAGATAATGTTTTATAAACTCGGTTGACTTGCTAAGTTTAAATATGCTAGTATGTATCAACTACAAGGATTCCCTAAGGTGAGACACAATTATTTAAATAACAAAGATATTCTAAAAGAAATACATAAAAGTAAAAATTCTTATTGTACTTACACTAGTCCCGCAGTAGCAGATTACGATATGATTCTGCCTGATGTTGGCAAAATTAATAAGAAAAATATACTTCAGGCACGTAAAAATCGTGCAGAAAGACTAGCTAAACTTGCCCACGAAGCTGCTACAGCAGATGGCACTAAACGTAAGCTAGACGAGTTTGAAATCAAACTCAAAGATGTAGCGGACACCGATGTAGTATTTCGTGTTATGACCTGGGACCACGTTCCAGTTGACGATATTAAAAGTCGTAAAGCTGCTATTAAGTTAATGGAGGAAGAAGGCGTTCCCCGCAGCGAATATGACGATGACTCGGATATTGACATATCCGGCAGCACAAAATATGTCAAAGTAAATTTCCCACCATTTGAACACTATCAAGTTGACGCCGATGGTGCCAGCGTGTGTGTTGGCCGTAGCCATTGGGTTGGTGTATTGGATAATGGTAAGTTTAGCAAAGATCACGGAGCAATGACTCCAAAATTGGCGCATATGTTTATTAAACTGTGCGAACGCTATGCTACTCGCAGCAACTGGCGTGGATATACTTACAACGACGAAATGCGTAGTCAGGCATTATTACAGCTAAGTCAAATTGGGTTACAATTCGACGAATCCAAAAGTCAAAACCCTTTTGCTTACTATACGGCTGCAATCACAAACTCATTTACCCGTGTATTAAACATCGAAAAACGTAATCAAAACTTGCGTGATGACATATTAGAAATGAATGGCCTAACTCCCTCCTACACACGACAAGGTATGGCATCAGGCGGCTATCACGGCGACGACGAGTAATAGTCGATGAAAATTTATGTAGTTGGTGACTCGCACGTATATGGAGATGAATTAAAGTCTCCATCGACAGATTCTTGGCCAGCATTATTGGCTAGTAAACTTGGTGCCAGCTGTGTCAATGACGGAGTACAATGCGGATCTAATCAGCGTAATGTGTTTAATACTATCAAGCATTGCGCTGATCTAGATATTGATCTATTCATTATTAGTTGGACTACTACTGCTAAATTTACATTTTACAAGTCGGACGACAACATCGAAGGCAATTTTAATCCAAAATTAATAGATTATACCTTTGGTGATAAAGATTTTTACAAAATATGGGGTCGTACCTTATTCCAAGTTTGGTACAATAGAATGTTTGGATTTAAAAATTGGCTGCAACAAATTGTTTTATTGCAAAGTTACTTAAACACAAATAAAAAACAGTATCTAATGGTCAATAGCCACAGTAACGAATTAACTCGATGGCTTTCTCCAAAAGATCGATTTATCGAACAGGTTAAACCATTGATCAACTTTGATATAATGGACGATGATCAAATTTTTGAAGTACACCGAGAAATACAATTTTATGCTAGTCAAATTGACACTTCGAAGTTTTATCGTTGGCACGATTTTGCTATACGGGATATCCTACCATTATTTCCGTCCGGACCAAGAGGACACTTCCTAGAAGACGGGCACCAACATATAGCTGAGTTACTTTATAAACACCTGTGTTTTTAAATATTTGTATCAACTACAAATAACACCATTATATTTGATGGAGCAGAATTAACCTGCTATACTTACACTATGACAAATCTCTTTAAGAAAGCTGCGATATTCACGGACATACACTTTGGACTAAAGTCCAATAGTCAGTCCCACAACGATGATTGTTTAAATTTTATTAAATGGGCCACTGCCAAAGCCAAGGAAGAGGGCTGCGAAACAGCTATGTTTCTAGGCGATTGGCACAATAATAGAGCATCAATAAATATTGTCACGCTGAACTATAGCCTAAGGGCGTTGGAGCATTTAAATGACAACTTTGACCGTGTTTTCTTTATTCCTGGTAATCATGACTTATATTATCGCGATAAACGGGATGTTCAGAGTGTTGAATGGGCAAAGCATCTTAGTAACATTACTATTGTTAACGATTGGTTCACTGACGGAGATGTTACTTTTGCTCCTTGGTTAGTGGGTGACGATCATAAGCGCATTAAGAAGCTGTCGGGCAAATATATGTTTGGACACTTTGAGCTGCCTGGTTACTTAATGAACGCAATGGTCGCTATGCCCGAACACGGCGAGCTAAGACGTGATGACTTTGTTAGATTCGAACACGTTTATTCAGGTCATTTCCATAAGCGCCAAACACAAAAAAATATCACTTACTTGGGCAATTGCTTCCCCCATAACTATGCCGATGCCGGAGACGACGATCGAGGACTAATGATACTAGAGTGGGGTAAGCCTCCAGAGTACCATTCGTGGCCCGATCAACCAATGTACAGAGTATTTCAATTGAGCGATGTTCTTAAACATACCGAACTTATGCTCAAGCCGGGTATGCACGTTAGAGTAAACCTAGATATTGACATCAGTTACGAAGAAGCAACATTTATTAAAGAAACATTCATTGATACTTATAGGTTGAGAGAAATTACTTTAATACCTGCTAAAACAACAGATTTGACAGATTACGAAATACAGGGTAACATCGAGTTTGAGTCAGTTGATCAAATTGTTGTGGGGCAGTTGAGTACCATTGACAGCAACCAATACAATCCAAATTTACTTTTAGACATTTACAGGAATCTTTAATTATGACCCTTAGAATTAAAGATCTGACCGTTAAAAATTTTATGAGTGTGGGTAACACCACGCAAGCAGTAAACTTTGATAGACAAGACCTTACATTGGTGCTTGGGGAAAATATGGACCTGGGCGGCGACGACTCAGGTGCTCGTAACGGTACAGGTAAGACTACTATTATTAATGCATTAAGCTATGCATTTTATGGTACTGCACTAACAAATATTAAAAAAGATAACTTGATCAATAAAACCAATCAAAAAAATATGTTGGTCACAATTGATTTTGAAAAAGATGGACAAAATTATAGAATCGAGCGCGGGCGCAAACCTGGTATTATGAGATTCTGGATCGGCGAGAACGAAAAAGAAATCACCGACGATGCCCAGGGCGATAGCCGAGAAACACAGTCGGACATTGAGCGTATGTTGGGTATGAGCCACGATATGTTTAAACATATTGTAGCATTAAACACTTATACTGAGCCGTTTTTAAGTCTGCGGGCAAATGATCAGCGTACTATAATTGAACAATTACTGGGCATTACCTTGCTCAGTGAAAAAGCAGAAACGCTTAAAGAGCAGGCAAAAGAAACCAAAGATGCTATTACTGCTGAAGAATTTCGAATTAAAGCAGTTACTGATGCTAATCGCAGAATTGAAGAACAAATTGAAGGACTAAAGCGCAGACAAACGCTGTGGAAAAACAAATACGCCGAAGATGTTAACAAATTACAAACTGCACTCGACCAGCTGTTAAAAATAGATATTGATTCCGAAATCCATTCACACAAAGCTCTTACTGCTTACAATCAAAAGCGTAAAGATATTGCTGACTTAACTACTGTACTTAAACGTGCTGAATCCGATGAAGCACGTAATCAAAAGCTGCTAGATAAACTTAAAAAAGAACTTGCAGCATTAGAAGATCATAAGTGTAGCACTTGCGGTCAAGACTTACACGACGTTACACACGAGCAATTACTCACAGAAAAAAAATCGGCTATACAAGAAGCTGCACTACAAGCACTTAGCGATAATGGGCAATGGATGGAGCTAAAAGATGCCCTGCGGGAACTAGGAGAACTTGGCATTCAGCCCAAGGTATTCTATGACAAAGAAGAAGACGCAATTCATCATCGTAGTACTTTGGCTAATTTACAAACTCAGCTGACTGCAAAAATTGATGAAGAAGATCCTTACGCAGAACAAATTGTAGAAATGCAGGAGCAGGGTGTAGAAGAAATTTCGTATGACACAATGAACGAACTTGCAGTTATGCGGGATCACCAGGATTTCTTACTTAAATTGCTTACCAACAAAGATAGCTTTATACGTAAACGTATTATTGATCAAAATCTAAGTTATTTAAATGCTAGATTGGGACAATACTTAGATCGCATAGGACTTCCGCATACAGTAAAGTTCAACAACGACCTAACTGTAGCCATTACAGAGCTGGGACGTGATTTAGATTTTGACAATCTATCACGCGGCGAACGAAACAGACTTATTCTTTCCTTATCGTGGGCATTCCGTGATGTGTGGGAAAGTTTATATCAACCAATCAACTTATTGTTTATTGACGAACTGGTCGACAGTGGCATGGATGCCAGTGGTGTTGAAAACAGTCTGGCTATTCTTAAAAAGATGAGCCGAGATGCTAACAAGAGTATTTGGCTAGTTTCGCACAAAGATGAGTTAGCAGGGCGTGTTAATAACACGTTACACGTGGTTAAAGAAAACGGATTTACTAGTTACAATACTGATGTCGACATTACTTGAAACTGTTAGAGTATTACACTTAGAGCCAACTGATGTGTGTCAGGCGGCTTGTCCGTTGTGTGCTCGTGAAACAGATACTTCATTTAATAAGGATGTACAGCACGTACTCACTGTCAACGACATCGAGCGTATTGTAGGAGAGCAGGTAATTTATCGCCTAGACAAAATGTTTATGTGTGGTAACTACGGCGATCCCGCAGCAAGCCACGAAACATTATCTATTTTTGAATACTTTAGAACAGTAAACAGTAGCATTACCCTAGGTATGAATACCAATGGTGGGCTACAAAATAGTGCTTGGTGGGCTAGGCTAGCTGGCATACTATACAAACCTGCAGACTATGTGGTGTTTAGCGTTGACGGCTTAGAAGACACTAATCATCTATACCGACGCAACGTTAGTTGGGATCGCGTAATGCAAAATGCCAAAGCATTTATCCAAGCCGGTGGCAATGCGCACTGGGATATGTTAGTATACAAACACAACGAACATCAGGTTGATGCTTGCGAACAGTTAGCAGCACAGATGGGATTTAAATGGTTTCGTGCCAAAGTTAGTAAGAGGCCTGCTACTGTGGAATGGCTACAATCCCCTAAGGGATGGGCAAGACCAACGGTCGATTCGGGAGAAGTTAACTGTTTTAGAAATAACGACCAAAGTTTGTATGTTAGTGCAAAAGGCCTTATACATCCTTGCTGCTGGTTAGGGCACGGTATAGAAACTATAAACAACTTTGATCAAATACAGGCCGGCTGGAGTACAGATACGTGTAATCCTGTTTGTAAAGAGAACTGTTCCACTAGTAACAACCTGTCAAATTTTACAGGGCAATGGCAAAGAAACGTACCATTGGTAGGCAATACAAAATATTATAAAGAGTTTAAGGGTGTGTGATAAGTATGTACGATGACATGGTATTACCAAGATACACCCGTAAATGAATTACCCGAAGATTGTGTTGGTTTTGTTTATTTAATAACCAATACTGTAACTGGACGGAAGTACATAGGTAAAAAATTAGCTAAATTCTCTAAAACAACTTATAAAGTAGTAAAACTTAAAAACGGTAACAAAAAACGCAAAAAGATTCGAAGCAAAATTGATTCGGATTGGCAACAATATCATGGCTCAAGTACTGAATTAACTGAAGACATCAACCAACAAGGCCCAGACAAATTTAAACGCGAAATACTTTACTATTGCAAAAGCAAGGCAGAATGTAGTTATATTGAAGCCCGCGAGCAGTTTAGTCGTAGAGTATTAGAATCAGATGATTATTACAACGGACAGATCAGTGTCCGTGTCCATGGCTCTCACATCAAAAACAAAATCTAGTCTCAGACACCCCGTCTATCTTAATAGAAAACAGTATTTGACTTGCACAGGTTACGACATCGTGTGCCCAAGATAACCGGCTTAACTGCACGGGGACGGAAGACTCTTCGCTGTAAAGAGCACTCAGCAACTATCCTTAACAGGACGTAGATTGGATATGCCTACATACAACCAGTTTTGCTGTTTGAACAAAAATAGATAACCAAGGCTAAAAGATGCGGCTCTGATGAAAAAGACACAACCGCAGCGTGTATAACAAGCTAACTTTTGTATATGCACGTACCGTCGTATAAAGGCTAGGGTAGAGGTACAGGACGACCGCCTCTGAACAGTATTGTTGACCCTTTAAGTTAGTGATTGTGCTACTCGGATGATGTACTCAATTTGATCTTTGCCCTTTGCGGGCAAAGTATGACTGATTTATCTGGATGATATACAAAAACAATAATTAAAAAAGATTGATGAGCGTTAGCGATATCAATAGATGAACGTAGTTCATCTTAACAGTATTAAAAGAATGGCATCCCAGACTTTTCAGCAGTTTCCAAATTACTTTCTATAATCTTATTGATAATACGCCTATCATCATATGATAACATCACTGCATCTTCGTATGAAATGCTACCGCGCATATACCAGCACATAGTTAAGAGGTCTTTCTTTAAGGCTTTTGATTCTTTGTCGAAGTTGTCGAGCATTTCGACAATGTCCTCATTGGATGATGTCAAAAGCCTTAGACGAAAAAATTTGTTTGTTCAAACATAAACGGAGCAGTGAAGTCTTGATTACATTCAGGATTTTCGCAGGTTAACTCTACTAGATTATGTTCGCTATTTTGTTTGTTAATTATTTCTAATCGATCTTTAATTAGATCCCAAAGTTTTCTATCACAGTTATTTAGAAATTCTGTAATATAATCAACTCTTGTTACCACTGTGCCGTCGTCCATTTTAATGCCAGCAATACTTTTAGTAACTTGCTTTATTCCGGATATAATTAGTTTTTGAAACATTTCGTCAAATTTCTTAACTTTTTCTTCTTCGGAAATTTCTTGATCTTGCACTAATTGTAAAATACGCTGTTCTTCGTATACATTAACATTATTTTTATTATAGTCTTCGTATGATTGTGGCTTTAGCATTATTTCTAAACCATTGAATAAAACTGTTTGGCTCCAGTCTGACGGATTAATTTTATCTAGTATGAATGATAAATCGATTGCTTTTTCATTTTCTGTACCGCAATGGGGACACTTGCTTTTAAAATCTAATTGTTTACCGTAAGATGCAATTCTAATAGCTATTAAGATAGCATCCAAATCTACAGTTGGTACTTGCCAAGCGTTTTTAATGGCAGGACAGCAACTTTCTATTACGTGAGCAGTACTAGCACCGTTTAATAATGCGTCAGGTGTTTTCATTGTAAGCTCATCTTTTGCAGTCATTGGGTAAATTGGAATCTCCCCAGTAACTGGCAAATCAATCGAACCTTCGGCATACCACCGTCCTTCGCTTGGCAATTTAATATAAATTGCAGGTTGTCTAAAATGTTTAGTTAACGGATTGCCGGTTAATACACTCATGTTTTAACTCCATAAATAATTGATATATGTACTTATCACACCAATTAACTGCGTAGATTAAAATGGCTGAAATGGATCCACGTTACGAGAGTTTACTTGCCGAACTAGATAGACTTAGATCGACTGCTAGAGCTGCGGGCGATGCCAATGGCAGTATGGTTAAGTCAATGGAAAGACTTAAACTTGAAGAAGATCTGCGAATAAAGCAGTTGTCTAAGGCCACAGGTGTCAGTGAAAAAGAACTAGCAGCAAGGGAAAAAGTAGCAAAAGCAGCAGACGATGCTGCAATGTCAGAAATACGGCGCACACAGGCTGCTGATAAAGCTGCCAAAGACGCAGAAATGCGTCAACAAGAGCGAGATAAAAAACAAACTGAAGCAATACTAAAAGCAGTTGGCAGTATTAAAGGTTTAGGCAGTCAAGCAATAAATGCAACAGCTGGGATGTATGGCACTACTCAGGTATTTGAAAGTGCAATACCTACATTAAAGTTATTAGGAGATACAACAAAAGCAGTAGTAAGTGCAATAGCTGCAATGGGTTCTGCAATACCTTTTATTGGCGGATTATTTACTGCTGCTGACAAAGCAACAGGTGCAATAACGTCGATGGTGGTTGCAGTTGCAACACTTGAATTGCAAATGGCCCAGAAGTATTACGATACTTATCAGCAAATTAACAAGGCTGGTGTTGGGTTCAGTGGTAGTATTGGTGGCTTAAAAGGATTCCTCGACGAGTCTGGGGTTTCTCTTGGCACCTTTTCTAGATTTGTAGCAGCAAGCAGAGATGATCTAATAGGATTTGGTGGTGGCCTTGAGTTGGCTTCTAAAAATGTGCTAAACTTGGGTAAAGGCTTGGCAGCAGCTGATCCTAAACTACTAATACTAATGGGAGGTCTAGACGGACTTTACGGGGGTATTGCTGACTACGGTGCATCATTGGCCAGAATGGGAATTGATTTAGCCAAACACCCGGAACTAATGAAAAAAGGTCTTTCTGACTATCTTTATACTCTCAAAGAAGTTGAAACGGTAACAGGTATGTCAGTTGATCAGCAGCGTAAAGCCAACGAAGCAAGGTCCACAGAAATATTGTTTCAAAAGAGAGTACAAGAAATTATGGCAGCAGACCCAACGGGCGGCGCCAAAAAAGTAGAAACTGTACAAGCAATAATTAATATGCTTGAAACTCAGTTTGGAAAAGATTCTCCAATGATTAAAACGGTTAAAGAATCGTTTGGAAATCGCGGACAGTTGATAAATCCCGCAACCATTGGATTTGCAGCACTAGCACAAGGGTTACCTGAATCTATTAGGGCAATGTTAGATGTAGCAGAACAAGGTGGTCAAACGGAAGAAGCACTAAAACCTCTAATAGAATTTATATCTCGACAAAAAGGCGCACTAGGTAGCGGCGCAGCAAATACAATGGCAGGAATTATAGGGGCCGATCCTAGTCAAACCGGGCCAATGCGTGATTACATACAATTTTTAGCGTTGGCCGGTTCTAGAAATATTAGTGTAACAAAAATGTTAGAAGCTATTAAAAACGCCAAAGACGGACGTGGCGCCCCTGTTGAAGATTTAACCGCAAGAACTGCCACTGCATTAATAAAATTAGAAGAAAATCAAATCGCAATGGATAAACACGTCGCGGAAAATTTAGGAAAAATGGCAAACCTTGCACAATTTTTAACAGGACTACAAACTAAGCTAGTTGAAAAATTTGGCCCAATGGTGTCTGACTCATTAACAATGATGTCTGATTTAATTGACAAGCTAATGGGAGAAACCGACCCTATTGCAAGAAATTTACAGCAAACCCGGGCAGCAGCAGCAGCCACAGCCGCTGCTAGTGCGTCAAGGGCTAGGGGAGAAACAACTACACAACAAACAGCAGCAGCAAATGCAGCTAGATTGCAATATACACGAGCAAACCCAATTAGTGCAATTCGAACAGAATTAAATAATCCGCCAGGTGGTAGCGGGGCTCCGCCGCCACCATCCAGTAGTAGTAGTAGTAGTAGTAGTAGTAGTAGTGGGTCTGGACCGAATCGAGCAATGTCGTTGGATGATTTAGTTAATATGGGTATTGTAGTAGATAGTGGTCAGCGAGGCATAAACATGAGAGGGTTGATTCACCCGGACACAGTACAAAGTCTGATGCTACTGAAGGCCACAGGATTTGTGCCACCAATAACAAGCGGAGCCAGAGAAGGGAACGGTCAAGGCCACAGTTTCCCGGGCGGAGCAAAAGCAATCGACTTTGGCGTAGCTGGAAACACTCCAGAAAGAATAGCTTTATATGTAAGGACAATGCGTGCCGCACTTGGCACAGGCAAGTTTAAAAATTTATGGTTTGAAGATTCCGAAGAAACTCCTCTCATGTTGGCGGTTAGGAAAGAACTTGATAAATTGAAAATACCGTCAGGTAATAAAGAAGGTACATTTGTTAACGGATCGTCAACTGGACCCCATATACATATGGAACAGTTTAAGTATGGTGGTATTACTGACGGTCCTAGTATTGCAGGCGAGGACCCGGCTAACCCACACGAAGCAGTTATTCCGTTACCTGACGGAAGATCAATTCCGGTAAAAATTGATTTAAGTTCGTTAACTGATGCCATTTACGAACTAATAGCTATCAACAAAGATCAACTTGATATGCAGAATAGAATAGTACAAGTCAGTGCATAATCTCGGTAAATATACATAACAGAGAAAATTTATGGCCGGTTGTAATTATTACGTGTATCAATACCTTACAGAAAATGGATTACCATATTATGTCGGTAAAGGAAAAAATAACAGAATCAATGTTAATCACAAACACATTGCATTACCTACGGTTGAACGTAGAGTTATTGTTAAAGATGGACTTACTAACAAAGAAGCATACGAAATGGAATCGGAATTAATTAAATTCTATGGTTGTAAAAAACACGGTGGTATATTGGATAATAAAAAGATAACCAGATGGGTAGCAGAACCAGGATGGAAACATTCCGACGATTCTAAGAAAAAAATTAGTGCAGGTAATAAAGGTAAAGTGCGGTCCGAAGAAGCAAAAGCAAAATATCGCACACCTAAAACAGCAGAACACGCCGAAAAAATTAGACAAGCAAATCTAGGAAGACCGTATGATCCGATTAGGGCAGCAAAAATATCAGCTACCCTTAAAGGTAATATACCGTGGAATAAAGGTGTAAAAGGTACTCCTTGGACAGAAGCAAGAAGAAATGCTTACTTACAAAGTAAAGCATTAAAAGGATTTTCATCATGACTTGGCGTAAGTATTTTAAGACCAGTAATTTACCTAGTAACGTAAGCCCCTTAGGTGGCGGCCGTGTACCTGACCCAGGATTTAGAAACTATCAAAGTCAGCTGCCAGAAGTTTATACTGGGCAACCAAATCGTGTTGAGCGTTATAATCAATACGAACAAATGGATATGGATAGTGAAGTAAACGCTGCATTGGATATTCTAGCAGAGTTTTGCACACAAAAGAATCAAGAAAATCACACAGCATTTACAGTTAAG